GAAGCCCTGACCGCTCTCGAAGCGGTTGTCGGGACGCTGACTGAAGCGGAACGACAAGGCGGCTCCACGCCGGGGCGCCAGCGGCCCCTGGAAAAACCGCTGGCGATCCTCCAGCTCAACCTCCAGGGCATCGGGTTCTTCCCCATGCAAATGGTCCACGTAGACAAGCTGGTGCAGGTACGGCGTGACAATGGCGGAGAGATCCTGGCCTTCGTAAATGACCTCGGCGCGGGCTTCGGCGACATGGTTCACAGCCATGGGTACACTTCGCTGTCTGAGGCGGCAGCCGGAGCCGGGTTCAGCGTGGCTTCATCCAGGATGGGAACCTGGAGGGTGATCCCCGCCGGGAGCAGGGGCGTGAATGGCACGCTGGGATTGGCCTGGAGCAGGAAGCCATAGGCCGTGGCATCGCCGTAGTAGCGCAGGGCCAGAACATCCCAGCGGTCCCCGGCCCGGCTCTGGTGCGTGAGGCATTCGGCCATCAGGAACCTCCCTGCACGATCTGACGGGTGGCGGGGTCGTAGTGGCTCTGGGCGCTGGAGGCGGGTGCGGTGCCGGATTTCGTGCGGACGGCGGGCGCACGATTGCCCATCACCAGTTCCGGATCGCCCACCCACTCCAGCAGTTCCACGCTGACGTCCACGGACGCGATCCCGCCATCCGGCAGGAGGCGCGTGACCTGGCGGGAGATCCTTGGGATCACGAAGGAACCGGCGTAGAGGCCCGTCCCGTCCTGGCTCCCAATGACCAAGGGCAGCACCTGGCGGTCGTTCATGGCCTGGAGCAGGGTCTTGAGCTGGCCCTCGATGTCGGGATGCACGAGGTGGTGCCAGCGCAGCGGCAGCTTGATCTCCTGCAGCTCGTAACCCGTCCACTGAAGGTGAGGCTTTTCGCCCAGGAGGGCCTGCCGCGCATAGGTGACGCCGTCCTGGACCTCCAGCGCGTCCGGGGCCGTGAGGATGGTGAACGTGAGATCGCCCAGGGCGCCCCAGGTCTGGGGGAGTTCAGGCTCGGGTGGATTGGGCAGGGACGCGGACCCGGCGCGATTCAGGGCCTCCTGGGCCAGGGCCAGCGCGATCTCCAACTGGGGATCCAGAATCAGGGCCTGCGTCCGGGCCTTCCGCGTGGCGTTGTTATAGGCCTCCCAGAGGACGTGGGCATATTCCACGGCGATCTGTGGAGCCAGCTCCTTCAGCGTCTCGCCGACGTGGTTGAAGGTGGGAACGTAGGGAATGCCTGCGCCAGGAAAGCCCATCAGCGCGCTCCATTCCAGCGGAGTTTCCGGTCGAAGCGCTGCTGGATCATGTCCGCGAATTCGTCACCATGTTTGCGGAGGATGGCCATGATGCGGGCCTCGTCCCCAGGACCGGCGGAGCCCTTCAGCTCCACCTTGGGGCTGTAGGTGATGGAGACAGGGGCTGCCTGAGCGGGAGCGGTGGCTTTCGCGAGGCCTTCCATGCTGAAGGAAGGGAGCGCCGGTTTCTCGCCCCCGGCCTCCGGAGCGCCGCCACCCTTCCCTAGTTTCGATGCCTTCTCCAGCCTCTTCGCTGGGTTGGATGCCTTCCGAGCCTCCTGGGCGGGCTTGTCCGGATTCATGGAGCTGTTCTCCAGCCGCTTCCAGAAGCGGTCAGAGAAGGACGACCAGTCCGCCCCGGCATCTTTGACGTTGCCCGTAGCTAGGTGGTACAGCGACTTCACCAACGTCACCACTGCGTCGATGAGGCTCGCCACGACGATGACCACGGCCTCGACGCCCTTGGCGACGTACGTGGCCGTGGCGAGGATGGCCTTGAAAGCCCAGGCCAGGGCCAGCCCCACCACTTCCCCGGCTCCGAACGCCTCGTTCACGCCTTCCTGGCCGCTCTTCAGCGGGATGAACACCTCGATCAGGCTGGAGACGGCCTCCCAGACGCCCAGGATCGATTCTTTGAACGATTCCCACAGATCCAGAATGGGCTCCATGTCCATCTGAATTCCGGACCAGATGCCCCTGAAGAATCCCTTGATAGGCTCCCAGTATTTGTAGATCAGCAGCACGGCGGCGACGATGGCCAGGGCCACCGGCCAAGTGATGGCCCCGATCACGGCTCCTATGCTGCTCGCCAAGCCACCCAGCCAGCCGCCGAGGCCCCCGAGCATTCCGGAAATCCCCCCAGCTCCCAGGAGCTTTCCAATGCCTTTTCCACCCAGCTGCCTCACCAGCCCGCTGGTGACGCCCCCGCCGCCTTCCGCCAATTTTAAGGCTCCGAGCTTGGCGGCGCTGAAGGCAGCGTCGGTCCCCAACCCCTTGACCGCGATCCTGCTGAGGCTGATTAGATTCCTCCAGTCGGACAGGCCTTTCACAGAGGAGAGCAGCACCTTCCCCAGGAGCCCCACGCCGATCAGGAGGCCCCCAACGGTCAGTGCCAAAGCAATCGCCACACCGACGCTGCCCCCAATGGCCGCCGTGAGCTTGGGATGGGCCTTGTGCCAGTCCGAGAGCTTTCCCATCAGTGTATTCAGGCCGCTGGTGATGCGCTTGAGCAGGGGCGCCAGGGGCTCAACGACGCTCATGAGAAAGACCTGGCCTGTGCCCGTGAGGGCCTCCCACTGGGCTGAGAGGGTTTTCATAACCTCGTCCATGCGGATCTGGATATCGGCCTGGCCCTGGAGCTTCTTCTGGGACTCGTTCCAGTTCTCCGCCGTGAAGTTCAGGCCCGCGCGTTTGCCCACGCCACCGAGCAGTTCCGTGAAGAGCAGCTGTTTGTCCTTGGTGCTGGAGATGCTCTTGTTGATCCGGTCGAAGACCGTCACCACATTGGCCATTTTTGCCAGCGGATCCCCGCCCCGGAGCTGCCCTTTCTCGTCGAAGAGCTGCGCGCCCAGGTTGCCCAGATTGTATTTTTGCAAAAGGGCCGCGCCTTCCTTCGCCTTCCATCCCCGCCCCAGGACCAGGCGCTCTTGCAGAATGGGCAGGCTGTCCATCAGCTCGCCGATGGATGTGCCGATCTCCGATCCGCTGAGACCTGCACCCTTGAGCATGGTCATCACCGTGCCCATGGCCTCCGCGCCGCCGAGCCCCGTCAGGCCGAAGGCCTTGAACTGCGGCCCCATGTACGGGATCGCCGTCGCCAGCTCGCGGATGCTGATCCCGGCGGCGAAGGATGTTTTCTGGACGAGGTTGGCGAAGGCCCGGAAATCCTTCCCGCCCACCTCCAGCGCCCGGCTCATCTGCACCGTGAGGCCGCCCGCTTCTTCGTTCGTGAGATTGCCGAGGATCTTCAAGGCGGCGGCGGCCTCCAGGCCTCCGTCCCGGATGGCTCCCGCCGAAAGTCCGGCCGCTCGCATGGAACCCGCCATCTCGGAGAAATCCGCCGTGGTACCGGGGAGCTGCTGGCCGAGCCGTTCGATGATGGGCTGGATCTCGCTCCAGATCGGATCCGTGCCGCTATTCCGCATGAAGGGCAGCCTCGCCCGCGTCATGACGGATTCCATCTCGGCGTAAGTCTGGATGGCCTTCCCGGCGCCATAGGCCGTGGCCATGCCTGCGCCTACCGCCACCATGCCTGCATTCCGGATGCTGCTGGCCACCTCTCCGGCCTTGCTGTGCAGGTCGTCGAGGGTTTTTCCGTATTTCTCGGCGGCGCGCCGTGCCTTGTCGGCCCCGTCCGCGCCATCCTGTCCGGTTCTCTTCAGGGTGGTCCCCGCCCGCGCCGCCGAGGCCTCGAAGGTCACCATGCCCGAGGTGGCCTTGGTCCAGGCCGTATTCGACATGACGCTCGCGGCCTTGGAGGCGCTTCCCGCCTTGGTCATGGCCGCGCTGACGCCACTGGAGGCATCATCCACGGTCTTCAGAACCAAGCTGACTTCAAAGGATGCGGACAAGGGTTCTCCGATGGAAAAGGCCGACCGCTCACGCGCGGGCGGCCTTTTCCTGGGCTTCGTTCAGTTCTTCTTGGAAGGCAGCGGCCTCTTCGAGCCAGTAGGCCAGATCGTCCAGCTCCATCCCCATCACGTCCTGGTAGGTCCAGCCCGTGATGCGGGAGAGGGCGATCAGGCTTCGGGCGTCGGGCCAGAAGGCTTTCCCGGCATGGCCTCGCTCACGGTGTTGAAGTCGTCGAGATCGAGCTGGAGGAGATCCTCCATGGTGACGGGCGCGCCGCCAATCTGGACGATTTGAGCCAGAAGAGCCGCGCTGCGGTCGATGTCGTTGCCCTTGGGACCCGCGATGCGATGAGCCTTGGAGGCATCGCCCGCGCGGGCCTTCCGGATGAACTGGGCCGTGCGCCCATCGGAGAGAAGGAGAGAGGGAAGCGGGGAAACGGCAGCGGAAGAGGCTTTCATTCGATGGTTCTCCTAAATGCCAAGGTTGTCGTTGGCGGTGGAAAGCAGGTTCTTTCCGAGCACCTGGTGCTTGTTGGTGGTGAGGCCCAGGTCGTAGATGGGCACGCCGTCTACTTCGAGCTTGTAGGCCCAGACGTTGAAGTTGTATTCGATCTCCGAGGGTTCCTGCCCCTTCACGGCGCCGGGCTTGTGACCGGTGGGAAGCGCGCGGATGTGGGCCACCACGCTCTGCTCGATGGCGCGTCCCGATTCGTCGTAGCCGGGCAGGTTGCAGCGGATCTGGAGCAGCTGGACATGGTAGATGTCCGCGCAGGCCGCCACGAAGGCGGCGTCGAAGTCCCCCTTGATGACCAGGGTCATCTCGTCGAGGCCCATGGGAACCTTGATCTTCCCGGCCATGGACGAGGGCTGGTGGTCTTTGGTGATGGCCTTCACCTCGGGCAGCGTGACCTCCGAGGCCATGCCCGCATAGCTCACGCCGTTCAGGTAGACGTTGGCGTTGACGAGTTTTCGGATGGAAAAGCCCATGGGGTCTCCTTATGCCGCTGCTTGATAGAGGTTCGCCAGCCACGCCGTGTCCACCGTGGAGGTGAAGGTGACCTCCTCCATGGGCGTGGGCGGCATGAACGAAAGCTGGAAGGAGGCGTGTCCCAGGGCCAGTTCGCTCTCCGGGTTGTCGGCGGGTGTCCAGGTGCAGGCGCCGCCGACCAGGGCTCCCTGCCGGATGAGGGTCGTGAGGTAGGTGTTCACGGATTCCCGGACGGCGTCGAGGATGGCCCGGTTCAGGGGCTTGTCCACGTATGGCAGCATGGCCCGCTCGACGGCCTCGTGAAGCACGTCGGCCACGACCCGGACGCAGATGAAGCTCTTGGGATCCGTGTTCGTGGGCCAGGCGGCGCTGCGGTTGCCCCAGGCCAGGAAACCCGTGCCGTAGCCCCGTACCGCCGTCACGAAACCTGCGGCGTTGAGCTGGTTGGCTTCGCACAGGCTGTCGCTCAGGGACCAGATGATGGGGCGTTCCAGGGCTTCTACGCGAGTGAGTTCATGGTTGCTGGGGGAGACCCAGAAGCCTTCGTTGAGATCCACTGAGGCCGCGAGCCCGGCCAAGTTCTGGCTGTAGGGCTCCAACGTGCCCGCGACCTGGACGTAGGGATAGCACAGGACGGCGCGCTCGGAGCCGGTGGTCATGTCGATGGCGCCGCTGGGTCCCCGGCTTTCGATGGCCTGCTGGAAGGTCAAGCCAATGGGCGCATCGATGTAGGCGTGGGCCTTGAGCTTGTCGGCCATGCCGATGAGGGCGTTCTTGATCTCGGCCTGGGAGCAGTAGCCCGGCGCGAGCAGGATGCGTGGCTTGAGGTTGAAGAGATGCACCACGTCCACGGTGGCCTGCAGGCCCGTGCGGACCCCCGCCATTGTGGTGGTCCCGATGAGATCGCTGTTCTGGAGCTGGCTGGGATCCCCAAAGGTGTAGTCCACTTGGAGGGACGCCCCGGCGGCGATGGAGCCGGTGGCTAGGCGGGTGATCCTGCCCGTGGTGGGATCCAGGGTGTAGTCCGTTCCAGCAGTGTAGATCGTGGGCTCACCTCCGGGGCTCTTCACCGTGGCGGATATGACGCCGGGATGCGCCAAGGTGGCCGTGCCATCGGCGGCGAGGGTGATGGGCTCCCCGGAGGCGGATGCTTGGTGGATGGCTGGGTCGAAGACATTGATCACCACCACCGAGCAAGCCCCAAAGTCGAGGATGGCGTTCAGGGCCTGGGGAATGGTATAGCCCGGTAGGTCCGGCCCGAATAACGCGGCGGCATCCCGGTCGCTCTGAATGAGCGTGGGCTTGTTCACGCTGGCGTTGATGGGAGCCACCAAATGCACCGGGGCCGTGCCCACTAGCTCGATCACCGCCGTGGGCGGCGTCTGAATGGGCCGGGCGCCGGTGGACACTTCCTGGATCTGGACGCCATGCAAGAAGGCGGTTGTCATGCTTCATTTCCTTTCATGGAATCGCGGTGGCCTCGCCGCCTGACTGGAGGGAAATCCGGGAAAAGGGCGCGCCGGTCTCAGATGGGAGGACTGGCAGCACGCGGGTCCTGGTGGCCACGAAAACCGCCCACCACCACTGGCCGGACTCCATCCCCAGGAACTGGTCCTTGAGGATGAAAGCGGGCAGGCAGTCCAGCGCGGGTTTCCAGCCCTGGATGGCCTGCCGGACGGTTTCCAGCAGCGCGTAGGCCCCGGTGTGGCCCGCAAGGCTCCGCACCACCACGGACAGCTCGAACTGGAGCGTCCGTTCCTGGATGACCAAGTCGGTCTTCTGTGGAGGCTGATAGTCCCCGCCTCGAAACACCACCAGCACTTCGGCGGGGGCAAAGATCTTGTACGTCCGGGGATTGTCCGGATAGGCCTTCGCTAGCACGCCCTCGGGCACAGAGGCTTGGATGCGGGCGATAAGGGCAGTCTCCAGTTCGGCGGGTGTGGCCATCAGCCCTCCCTCAACGTGTCGCGGCTGAAAAGCCGGGGCGCGGAGGAAACCAGGACGGGCATGGGTACGCTCGGGGGCGCGGAAGCCTGGGGGAGCCCCAGATCCAGGCGCCCGTCCCGGATGGCCTGAAGAGTTTTCACGGCATCCTCGTAGCGGTGCCGGGCATCCTCCACCTCCATGTTGGGAAGCAGGCTGAGGAGCCGGTAGCAGGCGATGTCACAGGAAACCCGCAGGATCGTCCGGGGAATGGGCTGGAGGGGAAGCTGGTAGCGCCCCTCCAGGTAGCTGTCCACCTCTGCTGCCGCGTCCTCTAGGGCTACCTGGACCTTGCCGCTGGCCATCGGGTCCTGTGACACCATCTGGCCGATGGTATCCCCGAACCGGGCCGTGAGATCGGCTGCGGAAGCATAGCGGGTGGGCACTTCAGCTCTCCGCCCGGGGGGTCAGTTCAATGTCCTCGACCACCAGGTTGGGCTCGGCCCTCAGGGCCATGAGCTGGACCTTGCTGAAAGCGCTGGCGGGGATCTCCTGGGGCTCCTTGGTCCACTTCCGGCCCGCCCGCCAGAAGGAGGCGGGGACGCTGCGGACGCGGAGCGCGGGGATGGGTTTGGGATCGGCCATGCTTCACCTCAAGGCAGGTAGGGAGTGACGTGGATGTCGACGGCGTTGTAGAGCGTGTTGGTGGCCCCAGCGGCGTTGCGTTCAGCCTTGATGAGGTCCAGGGCCTGCTGCTCATTGCTGGGACCCACTACCAGTAGGGATGGCCGGATCCCCAGGGGTCGCCCCTGATCGCTCCGCAGGCTCGTCATGCTCGTGCGGGCGGCTACGAAGGGGTCCTTGGCAAGCGGCGCCTGGGAGCCAAAAGCCATCTGCCAGAAGCCGAAGCCCACGTTGCCGCGCCCGTCCGCCCCGAAGACGTATTCGTCTTTGTAGAAGACGTTGGGGTCTTCCTCCCGGACCAGGGGCGTGAACTTGTAGGCCTTCCGGAGCTGGTAGATCAGCGGCTTGAGGCTGCGGCCGGTGTCCAGGAGGAACCAGGGATTGCCCGTTCCCGCCTGCACGTTGCTGACGGTGGTGCCATCCATGGGGTGATCCGCGTCGAAGAAGTTCTGGCCGTCGTAGCAGGGCGTGGAAAAGCCCGCCGCCAGCAGCGCGAAGACCAGCTCGTCTGGATGGACTTTCGCGGCGTAGCCCAGCTCGCGCATCATCGGGGAATACACGCCGTACTGGTCGTCCTCGATGTCCGTGCGCGGCACCGAGACCGTAGTCTCGAAGCGCTTGTTGGTGATTGAGTAGTTGTACATCGCCAGGTTCTGCACCTGCCGGTCGCCCACCCACTCCCGGATGCGCGGCCACTGGCCCAGCCAGCCGTAGTTCTCGGTCTTGGTGGTGGAGGGCACCGTCGTGGCGATCTTTCCGTACTGAGGCTCGTAGGTGTCGAAGCCCAGCTGGAACGAGGTCTTGAAGGCCTGGTAGAGGATGGCGAGGTTTGATTGATTAAGGATCATGCTAGGGATCTCCGGTACGAGGGCATCAAACGAAATGGATCCAGGCGGTGTTGCCGTCGAAATCATCCAGGACACCGGCAGGGCTTCGCGTGCCTCCACCATCCGTGGCCGCGACGGTCTGGTCGTCCACGAGGTAGACCGTCTTCCCGATGAACGTGCGGTTGATCGTTCCGTCCGTGAGGAATCCGAAAACGCCCTTCTCGACCCGGATGTACTTGGCGCCCGCGCCGCCGAGGAGGTTGTCCATGGTTTCCTGGAAGACACCGCAGGCGGTGAGTCCGGTGGCCGTGATGGCGGGCCTGCAGTTGCCGGAGGCATCCAGGACGGCGATGCCTCCCGAGAAGGCCTTCACGGCGGCGGCCATCCAACGCATCGCGGCGGAGTAACTGGGTGCCGTTAAGCCGTGGGGAAGGACTCCGGGCAGCAGATCCACGCAGTAGCGCAGGCTTGGCTTCTGGGGCTGGCGGTAAAGGTCCAACAGAACTCTGGCCCAGCGCGGCTCCTGAAATTCCATGGGCCTTGGAGCCAAGTGCTGGAGGCCCTTGCGGAGATCCTTCTCCCAGCGTTGAATGGTGCGCCGAGAGAGTGTCCGAGTACCTTCCTGCCCTGATCTGACATTGGCTAGGCTGATAAGCGGTTGGATTTCCTGGGGAAGGCGCTTCGCGTCAGCATCCGCCACCAGACGGGCCATCGCCTGTTCCTTGGACAGGCCAAGTTCTTGCTGCATGCTCTGGAGGTAGTGCAGAACCGCGATCCGGGCGTCCATCCGGCGGCGCTGCCAGTCCTTGAGGCCTGCCACTGCCTCGGGATCGGAGGGCGGCGTCGGAACGGCCGAGGGTTCTGGGGCCTTCTGGAGGGTAGCCACGGTGGTCCGACGGGCCTCGAAACGTGAAAGGGCCTCCGGATAGAGCCGGAAGAGGTCCCTGGCTAGGACCACCTTCATGGGACGGCCTTTGTTGGGGCCGCTCTCGCAGAGGCGATCCTGGAGGAGTCCGGCCTTGGCTAGGCGTTTATGAAGGTTCTGTTTGGCGATGCCCGTGAGTTGGACGGATTCCGAAACCGTGAGGAGAGACTCGACCGCGTCATCCATCGCGTCACCCTTTGCCTCACCTGTCGCGTCACCCCCCGCGTCATCCGCGTCACCCTCGGTCAAAAGACCGGGAGGATAGGAAGCTAAGTTTTTCGCGGGTTCCAGAGGATGACGCGCACCGATTTTGGGGTGACGCGCGCAGCCAGAAAGCGCGTCACCCATCGCGTCACCCTCGGGAAGAGGCCTGGGGATCATCGGAATCTCCTTCAGGCCACATCAAGAGCCTTGCGGCCCCACAACCTGTTCGGATCGAATCCGAGCCGTTGCGCGATGGCGTCCTCGATCCTGGCGTCGCGCTTCCGGCGAGCAATCACAGCGTGGACATAGGCATCGCTGACGCCCAGGAGTTCAGCAAAAGTCTTGAAATTGATCCGGAACCGCTCAAAGAGTGCCTTAATGGCTTCGGGCTTCAGGCTGCCATCCGGGTTCACGGCTCCGGCGAAGGCTTTTTGGATGCCGTAAAAGCTCTCCATCCGGGCTTCTTCACTTGCGGGTAGGCCATAGGCCACCCGTTTGTGGACATTTCTGCGGGTCATGGTTTACTCTCCGTTGGATGGGCTCGTGTACGAACCACCTATCCACCTAAGATATCCGATGGTGCTTGGGCGTCAACACA